CAAACAGAGGCCGCATTGCCGAACGCAACATTAAGCGGAGAGGCTATTTTTAAGGCGTTACCCAAAGACCCTACTGGAGGCGAGTGGCATCACGCATTTGCCAGACTTACAGGTGTAACGCACAATCAATCGCCAATTTCCGAAGCACTTGCAAAACAAGGCATCCCCGGCATCAAATACCTAGATGCTGCTAGTAGAGACGCTGCTGGCAAAGGTACATCTAATTTCGTAGTATTTGACCCTAAGCACATGAACATTCTTGAGCGTAGCGGGGCAACACCAAGCGCAAGTAGGTTAGAAGCAAATAGACTTGCAGACGCACTTAAACAATAAGGCACAAAATGACCGAAACTCCAATTGAGAAGTATCTGAACGTAATCGGCGCATACGACAACGAGTACAAGAAGTGGGAGGCTCGTTCTGCAAAGATCGTTAAACGCTACAGAGATGACAACCGCAGCCAGAACTCTAACGAGACGGCAAAGTTTAATATTCTCTGGTCAAACGTACAGACCTTAATCCCAGCGGTCTATTCTAAGCTGCCTATGGCTGACGTATCGCGCAGGTTTGGAGACAATGACCAAGTAGGTCGTGTTGCCTCACAGATCATTCAGAGAGCTATTGACTACGAGATTGAGCATTATCCAGACTTCCGGGCAACTATGAAGAATGCGGTGCAGGATCGATTTCTTGGCGGTCGTGGTGTTGCATGGGTACGCTACGAGCCGCATCTAATTGAGCGCGATATGCCGGAGGACGGGCTACAGGTCACTGAGGACGCTGATGAAAAGGATGTAACGAACGGTGACACCCCGGAAACTTACGAAGAGATTGAGTACGAGTGCGCTCCTACAGACTACGTTCACTGGAAAGATTTTGGTCACTCAGTAGCGAGGACATGGGAAGAGGTCACGGTTGTATGGCGCTGGGCTTACATGACGCGAGAGGCGCTTATAGAGCGTTTTGGCGAGGAGTCTGCAAAGAAGATACCTCTGGATAGCGGCCCACAGACACTAACTTCCTACGGTCAGTCTAGCAAAGAGCATACACGCGCTAAGATATGTGAGCTATGGGATAAAGAGACAGGCAAGGTCTACTGGTTTAGCAAGAACAGCAACTACATTATTGACGAGCGTGATGACCCTATCGATGTAGAAGGCTTTTTCCCTTGTGGCAAGCCTTTGTACGCTACTTTAACCTCTGACTCACTCGTTCCTGTACCTGACTTCGTGCTGTATCAAGATCAAGCTACTGAGCTGGACATTTTGAGCGACAGAATTGATGGTCTGGTCAAGGCTTTAAGGGTACGAGGAGTATATGACGCAAGCCAGCCAACGCTACAACGTCTACTGACAGAGGGAGACAATAATACTCTGATACCTGTGGATAAGTGGATGGCATTCAGTGAAAAGGGTGGCTTAAAGGGTAGTATCGACATCCTACCGCTAGATGTCATAGCTGCTACGCTCATCAACTGCTACCGGGCAAGAGAGGACATAAAGAGCCAGATTTACGAGATTACGGGCATATCTGACATTATTCGTGGTCAGACCAGTGCAAGCGAGACTGCAACTGCACAACAGATCAAAGGCCAGTATGCAGGGCTAAGATTAAGAGCAATGCAGGAAGAGGTAGCACTGTTTGCGTCTAGCCTGATTAAGCTCAAGGCGCAGATCATGTGTACCAAGTTCCAGCCACAGACTCTATTGCAGTATGCGTCTGCACAGCAGATGTCTGATGCAGATCAGCAGTTGATACCGCAGGCTATAGAGCTTCTTAAAGACTCGCCACTAGCTAACTTTAGAATTGACGTGGAGGCTGACAGTCTGGTGCAGTTGGATGAAGATCAGAACAAGCGTAACCGTGTAGAGTTCTTAACAGCGTTCGGCGGCTTCTTAGGTCAAGCCTTACCTGTAGGCCGCGAGTCACCTGAGATGATACCAATGCTCGTTGAGGTCATGAAGTTCGGCATAGGAGCGTTTAAGCAAGCAGAGCCGATTGAAGGTACGCTTGATACCGCACTGGAGCAGATGAAGGCAGCATCACAGCAGCCGAGAGAGCCGCAGCCTGACCCTGAGCAAATAAAGATGCAAGCACAGCAACAGTCTGACCAGATGAGAGTGCAATCAGATGCACAGGCTGCACAGATGAAGGCTCAGATTGACGTACAGGCTCAACAAGCACGAGTACAGGCAGACCTACAGATAGAGCAGATGAAGATTCAAGCCGATGCTAACTTAGAGCAGATGCGCCAGCAGATGAAGATGCAGGAGCTACAGTCTGTAGATCAGTTCAATCGCTGGAAGGCGGAGCTAGAGTCATCTACTCGAATCATGGTTGCGGAGATAGGCGCAAAGGCACAGGTAGATAAGGTGCGTGAGGCAGAAGAGGCCGCTAACAATGAAGCTGCTATTGTGCTTGGTCAAGGCGATAATGTAAGCAATGCAATACAAAGAATGGCTGATGTGCAAGACAACATGGCAAACATACATGGTCAGACTATGGATAGAATAGGTACAGCTATGCAGATGATGTCAGCACCAAAGCGCGTAGTGCGTGACATAGATGGCAAAGTAGTCGGTGTTGAGATACATAGCGATTAACGTGGAATGGCTGATTGGGACAGTGGACTTTGGGATATTGCACTATGGGATGTCTCTGTCATTATTGATGACACCCATGACGGTGACTATTTATACAAAAAATTTGCAGAAGAGCAAGCAAAAGCAGATAGGCGCAGACTAGCAATAATTAACTCTTACGAGATATTTGTTGAAGGCAGACAAAAGCTAGAGGAAATTGCAGAGCCATTCACGCAGATAGTTGTAGATAAGCAAGAAGTACCAGTAAAACAGATTGACTTTGATGCTCTATTTGCCGACCTAGACAGGGTTGAAGCAATTTGGAGTAATTACATAGACATGGATGACGAGGAAATACTAACCTTATTATGAGAAAATCTTGGGTATATGTAGACGGTGAGGCTGTTCCTTTAGGTGATGAGCAATATGATGCTAAGGTCTACATCATGCCTGACATAGCTCCCTATAAGTCTATGGCAGATGGCACAATGATTACTGGCAGGGCTATGCACCGTGAGCATTTAAGGAAGCATAACTGCTTTGAAGTCGGTAACGAGACTATGACAAGCCGCGCACCTGTCGTAAAAGATACACGCAGAGAAGTATTAAGCGCACAATTAGCAAATATGTCGCATTCCCAAGCTAACAAGCTAATGGATCGGATGCGAGATAACCAAAGGTTTACCAATAACCCCCACAGGGAGAAATAAATGGATATGCCAGAGTCAGTACCTGATACAAACGTAATAGATAGGAAAGAACTACTAGCACAGCAGTTTGATGAATTAGAGACAGAGCCAAAGGCTGAGAGAGTACGCAGTGCTGATGGCAAGTACGCACCAACGATACCTGTAGAAGCTCCAGAAGTAGTAGAAGAGCCTCCAGTATGGCAAAGAGCGCCTGCATCATGGAAGAAAGACTACCACGAGGAATGGGCGGCAGCATCGCCAAAACTACAAGAATACGCATGGCAGCGTGAAGAGCAGATGAGGGCTGGTGTTGAGCCGCTTATATCTAAAGCTCAGTACGCTGACGAGATGGAACGGGTAGTACAGCCGTACCTTAATACGATAAACGGTCTAGGGATTAAGCCTAGTGAAGCCATTAGCGGTCTGCTACAGGCTGATAACATCCTACGCAACGGTTCACCACAGGAAAAGGAATACTACTTTGCTCAGTTGAGAGAGCAATATGGTATGGGAGCTGCAAATCAGGATGGTGTGCAACAAGCACCACAGCATGATATAGTATACGGACTACGCAACGAGTTAAACTCAGTGCGCGGCGAGATGCAGCAATGGAAGCAAGAGAAGGAAGCTGAATCTAGCAAGATTATGAACGGCGAAATAGACTCATTCTCACAAAAGAAAGAGTATTTCGAGGAGCTTCGACCAGCAATGATCCAACTGCTACAAGGCGGTATGGCTAATACGCTGGATGAGGCTTACGACAAGGCATTACGCCTAGACGCTGACTTATACGATAGACAAACACAGGCCCAACAGGCTAGTGCAAACGTCCAAAAGATAGGTCTGGTAGACAAGGCAGCGAAAGCTGCTAAGGCGGCAGCGGTTAGCGTTAAAAGCTCCACACCCGGAGTAGCGACAACGACCAAAGCGCAAGATAGGCGCTCAATGTTAGTGGAACAATTCGCTAACCTAGATGAGCGTTTTTGATAACCTAAACTGAGGAGTAAATTATGGCCTTCGCCAATAGCTCGGTTAGCGACATCATTGCGACTAACATTCAAAGTCGTACGGGTGAACTAGCTGACAACGTTTAACTTATAGACGTTATAAAACTCCGTGAATTCGGTGAAAAGCTGAGATGCCAACACCGAGCCAAGACGCACAGGATACCCAATGGGTGCGTAAGGTGTAACGACTAGGACAAAGCGGAAGCAGAGTCCCACGAGCGCGGAGCGTAAGTATCAACCACAGAGGAGTATTCCAAATGGTGACAGTGTACGGTTTAGAGGATGCAAGCACTGGAGCAGCGTATGTAGGCTGCACAGCGGGCAAGATAGGTAAGAGGATGCGAGAGCATAGGAGTCTACTAAAAGCCGGTAAGCATAGCTCTAAGAGGTTGCAAGAAGCGTGGAACGATCACGCTGGTGAGTTTCAGATGAAGGTACTTGAGACAATGCCAGCAGAAGTATCAGTGATTGAGAAGCGTGAGCGCGAGTTGTCTTGGATGAAGCACTATAGAGGTAGTAATTTGTTACTAAACGAGAATGAGTATTCGTTTAGACCGCCTCCAAACGCTCCTGCAATGGCAGCAAAGTCTAGGGTAGCTAATGGCTACAGACCGAGCGCAGAAAGCAACCTAAAGCGTAGATTGGCGCAGATTGGTAGGCCGAAAGGTCACGGTGCTAAGATTAGCGCTACCAAGAAAGCGATAAAACTTGCGATGAGATAGTCTGCTCTGCATATAAATGGAATATGCAGGTTCGGGATAAAGAGCCTGAACATAACACAAGGACAAACAACAACGCACTACTGCGCCGCTTGAAAGATCGTGGCAATGTAAAAACCTTTTCTGGTGGGAATGTTATCCTTCAGGAAATCATGTATTCAGATTCGGCAACTAATAATACCAATAGCTATTCGGGCTATGAAGTATTGAATGTTTCGCAAAACAGCCCGATCAGCGCCGCGCAATTCTCTATCACCCAATACGCTGCTGCTGTTTCAATCAGCGGTCTTGAGATGATTCAGAACAGCGGTAAAGAAGCAATCATTGACCTGCTTGACGGTCGTATGAATGTTGCTGAAGCTCAATTGGCTAATCGTATCAGTGGTGACTTGTACCTCGATGGTACTGGTAACGCTGGTAAGAATTTGACCGGGCTAGGCGCTGCTGTACCTGATGCACCAAGCACTGGAACATACGGCGGCATTAATCGTGCTACCTATAGCTTCTGGCGTTCAGTTAAGTACAGTGGAACTACCGATGGTGGATCGGCTACTTCAGCATCCAACATTCAAGGTTACATGGACTCACTAGCTGTTCAGTTGATCCGGGGTACGGACAAGCCTGATCTGATCGTTGCTGATAACATCTTCTATCGTATGTACCTGCAATCGCTGCAAAGCATTCAGCGTATTAGCGATGGTGGAAACAGCACGGCTGGAGCTGGTTTTGCTTCACTCAAATACTACGGCGCTGGTATGGCTTCTGATGTTGTTCTGGACGGTGGTATCGGTTCAAGCGCAACAGCAAGTCATATGTGGATGCTGAACACCAAGTATTTGATGTTCCGTCCTAATGTTAACCGCAACTTCGTACCTATCGGTGGCGAACGTCAAGCAGTTAACCAAGACGCAATTGTTAAATTAATTGGTTTCGCTGGTAACTTAACCT